TTTGCAACTCATGCAGAATATGAAGCTGCTAAAAACAATCGACTAGAGGAATTTTATGCAGCTCAAAGGCGTGACCAGGGATTTAATGAGCAGATGGATTTAGATTCTATGGAAACTAAAGAAATTAGCGAAAGGGTTAAAACTGGATTACAAGAAAAAGTTAAAGATCATAATGAAGATCATGGTAATACACCTAGCAAAAGAGTTACTTATTCTATGTTGGCTGCTGTCTTTCGTAGAGGCGTAGGTGCTTACAATACAAATCCTCAAAGTGTAAGACCTAGTGTAAATAGTGCTGATCAATGGGCATACGCTAGAGTTAATTCATTTTTATATGCATTAAGGAGTGGAAAGTTCAGAGGCGGCAAACACGATACCGATCTACTTCCAGAGGAGCATTCAATGAGTAGTAAAAAAGATGATAAGGCAGAATCTTATAAGGATTATCCTCAAGGCGCTACTAATAATGCCAGGAGGATGTTAGAATGGAGAGAAAAATATGGTAGAGATGAGGTTACTGCTGGAACTCCTACTGGATGGCAGAGAGCAAACCAGTTAGCTAATAGAGAAGCATTGAGTTTATCTACTGTTAAAAGAGTTCACAGTTTTCTAGCACGCCATAAAGAAAACGCTAAAATAGCAGATGAATTTAAAGATACGCCTTGGAAGGATAAAGGTTATGTAGCTTATAATCTCTGGGGGGGTGCTGCTATGGTATCCTGGGCAAAAAAAATAGCGGAAAATGAAGGGTAATGCTAAAAAAAGCAAAACAATCCTGGAAGGATAACTTCGATAAGGTTCTATCTATTTCAGAATCAAAAGAGTTTGCAAAGGTTCGTAAATATTACGATGACCAATATAGGCAAGCTATTGATGGATTTTTAAAAATGAATAAAACCACTGGGTTTGATAACCTATTTAGAGTGGCGGATATAGCAGACATTTATAGCCAGATATATGTAAACATTGGAGTTAAGTTCGCAAAATGGTATGCTAAAAATTTTGATAAAGTAGTTTCAAAACAAACTGATGTCTCTGGCTATACAGATATATGGGCGGAAAGGTTTAACAGTGTAAGTCAACAAATAGCAGCCGAAAGGGTTACACTTGTTTCTGGAACTGCAAAAGCAACTCTTGTAAAAGTATTCAAACGACTTTCATCAGATCCAGAGTTTATGGTTATGAATGAGAGAGAAGCCAGCAGAATATTACGCCAGAAGTTCGGACAATATTCTAAGAGCCAGGCAGAGAGATTAGTAAGAACAGAAGCTACAAATGCTGCAAACTTTGCTACTCTTCAAAGCGCTACTGATATGTTTGGACAGGAGAATTTACAAAAGGAATGGATGACCGCTTTAGATGGCAGAGAAAGACCAGCGCATAGAACAGCTGATGGACAAATAGTTGATTTTAAAGAAAGGTTTACAGTAGGTGGTGAATTACTATTTAATCCTGGAGATCCAGCAGGAAGCGCTAAAAATGTAATTAATTGTAGATGTTCTACAGCGCCATTTCCTAAACCAGATGCTCAAGCTGCAGGAACTATAGAAGGATTTGGAGTTAGACCTCCAGTATCTATACCAGGAACTAAACCGCCAAAACCTCCAACTGGTAGCGTTCTAAGGACACCTAAACCAGTTAGAGAGCCAGTTAGAGAAGTTATAGATGATTTGCCAGATGTTAAAACAGTTAAAGAAGCTAAAGAAGTGGCAAAAAAAATATTTAAAGATTCTGGAATAAATATAAGCACTATAACTATGTCAAGTGCTATGGACATGAAAACTGTAAATAAGTATGTAAAGCAAATACATAAATTAACAAAAAAATATAAAATAAATCATTCAGAAAACTTAAAATATCCAGTCACATTGAGATTTAAATCAACTAAAAGTTTTTATGGAGTTGTCACTAGATCTCAAAACATGACAGAATATTTTGCTGGTGAGGGATTTTCTTTGAGAAAAATAAATTTAGGCGATAAAACAGATTTAATTGAAAACAGAACTAGATTTAAAAGTATTGACAGTGCTAAAAAAACATTCAAATCTAGTGTTGATATAAAAAACAGCAAAATAGCTACGCTGACTCATGAATTTGCTCATATAATTTCCGATAGTAAATCAGTAATACATAAAGAGTTTTGGAATGAATTAAAACAAATAAAGCGTAATTATGCTGATGATTTAAAAAGATATATAGATAATGAAAATTATAAAGCATTTAATGACATCTATTTAGGTCAATATGCTAGCACTAACATGGATGAGTTTCTAGCAGAGGGATTTGCTGAATATGAACTATCATCTAAACCTAGTAAATACGCCAGATTAATTGGCGAAAAAGTTAATCAATATTTTAAAAAATGACACCAACTAATTTAATTTGCGAAAAATGTAAGCATTTCAAACCTATCTCTGGAGGGTGCAGCGCTTTTAAAGATAATATACCAGAATCAATAATATTAAACAACAAGCACGATAAACCACTGCCAGATCAAAAAAATAAAATAGTTTTTGAAAAAGGTCAGTCAGAGGAGGATAAATTTTTTAATTAATATATTTGCAATATGAATACAATCATTTATAAATCAACTCAGATAGGAGAGCTGCTAGATGCAGACACTTCTGCTGGAGTTGTTAAGGGATATGGATCTGTTTTTGGTAATGTCGACAGCGATGGAGATGTAATTAATAAGGGAGCATACAAAAAAACAATACAAGAAAACGCCAGAAGGGTTAAATATTTATATCAGCATGATATGGATAAGCCACTGGGGAAAATGGTAAATCTCGAAGAGGATGACAAAGGTTTAATATTTGAGGCGCATATACCTAAAACTCAATTAGGTAAAGATGTAGTCGAATTAATGAAAGCTGGAGTAATTACTGAAAATTCTGTAGGGATTCTGCCATTGCAAAAAGAAATGGGATCTGATGGGTATCGCCACTTAAACGAGGTGAAACTGTTTGAGATCTCAGCTGTAACACTTGCAGCAAATGACCAGGCAATGATTATGGATGTAAAAGGAAACGTTGATCCAGAAAAAATTGCTAAAAGATTCGATAAACTCGCTCAATTAATCAGAAAGGGAGAAATCTCTGATGATCTGGGATACGCCTTAGAGGCGGAAATACTGAAGCTAAAATCTATTTATGTTAATGTCACTCAGCCGACTGAGATACAAGTCACTGAGCCGATCGAGGTAAAAGCAGACAATAGCGATATATATAATTATTTGTTTAACACTCTAAAAAAATAATAATGGAGGATAATATTAAAAAAGAACTCGATCAAATAGGTAACATTGTTGACCAAAAAATCGAGAAAGCATTTAACCAGGCAAAAGATAACGCCAAAGGTGAAATGGAATCATCTCTAAAATCAGAGATTGATAATTTAACTACACAATATGTAGAGAAAAATGACGCTCTTAATAAGAGAATGGATGATATGGAGCTAGCTTCTAAGAAAACACTTTCTGGAGCTTCTCAGCAATCATTTAAGTCAGCTATCGAAGGCGCACTAAATGAAGGCGCTATCGATGCAATGACTAAAGGTAATTCTAATGCTGCTAGATTTGAGGTGAAAGCTGATATGTCTATAGGAGCTGATATTACTGGAGTAGTAGCTGGAGAAACTGTAGTCGATGCAATTAAGTTCGATCCTAGTAGATCAACTCACATTCGCTCTTTAATTCCTCAAGGTTCTACTGATGCGCAAACTATTAGATTTCCAAAAGAATCTGCTTATAGTGATAACGCTGCTGCAACTGCTGAAACTTCTGCATTTGGACAATCAGATTTTAATCTAGTTGCAACTTCTGTAAATGTCGAGAAAATCGGTACTTACATGAGAATAACTGGAGAAATGCTTGATGATGTTAAGCAGCTTACTTCTTATCTATCTGCTAGAGTTCCAGAGAAGGTTCTTTCTGTAGAGGATACTGAAATCCTTAATGGTGATGGATCATCTCCTAATTTAGATGGTTTATTTACTGATGGGACTGCTTTTACTACATCTTCTGGAGGTTTGTTTTATCAAGCGATAGAATCAGCTAATGAATTTGATGTATTAGTAGTAGCTTTAAATCAATTAGGTTTATTAAACTATCAAGCTGATAGCATTTTATTAAATCCAACTGATCTTCATAAAATGATTTTACTGAAATCTACTGCAAATGAATATTTGAGAAATCAGATTTTTAGCGGTATTCAGCCGACAATCAATGGAGTTCCTGTCACAGTAAATACTGCTGTACCTAATGGGAAATTTTTAGTAGGTAATTTACGTCAAGCGACTCAGCTTTGGATTCGTGAGAATCTAGCTGTAGAGTTTTCTAGAGAAGATAGCGATAACTTCCAGAAAAACTTTGTGACTGTCCGTGCAATGGAAAGAGTAGCTTTGACTAATTATCAGCCAAACGCTATTGTTCAAGGTACGTTTAGCACTGCTAAAACTGCTTTAGAAACTTCATAAGAAGCTGTATAGAGTAGATTAGCATAATGCTAAATTTGATTAAGAGGGTATCTTTTTTAAGGATGCCCTTTTTTTATTGTCTAGAAATAACTTTCCTCATATATTTGGAATTTCCAAATTAATTTGTAATTTCGAGGAAACAAACACTATTAAATATGAAAAATAAGATTCAAAAATTCAAAAAATCTGCTGACTACATTGTATTGACGGAAATATTTTCTAAAAAGAATATATTTTATGGCATATTATTTAATGTATGCATCATGGGAAGTATGTATGGTGCTTTAGAATTGTGGTTAATGTTTAAGTTTGGTTAATGTGGATTTAAAAGAAAAAGTGCGAATATTATTAATACTTGGATTTTTTGCCTGGGGGACTTCCTTAGGCATTAGATTCCAAGCAGCATGGGATGCTTTAGCTATGTATGTTTTAGGTTTTATAATAATGAGATATGACGAAAAATAAAACTAGCATTTACAATAGAGAAATAGATCCTCAAGAATTTTACCTTAATAGCATTCAAAATATTACTGGCAAAATGACTCCAGCAGATTATTACTATATTAGTGATAAGATCATGGATATATCAAACAGATTAGAATCGATAAAAAATAGATAAAAATGTCTTTTATAAAAAATAATTATATAGCTAGCGGCTACACTCCTCCAGATGATTACCAGGGGGGCTATTGCAGGGTTTGTGATAAACCTAGTTATGGCGATGATATTTGCAGTTCAGAATGCTTTAATGCATTTATGCTGTAAACTTTGTTTCATTTGTTTTAGTTGGTAACCCTAGGCGAAATACTGTCTAGGGTTTTTTTTGTAGCTTTGATTTCGTGGATAACAATCAGAGAGGATGCTTAGCAGAGTATTTTTTTGCTACTGAGTGCATGAAGCGAGGTTACCAAGTTTCTATGCCTTTAATGGATTCGTCTCTTTACGACTGCATTGTAGACACTGGAAAAAATCTTTTAAAACTCCAGATTAAATCATCAATTAAAACGCCAGATAATGATAGACATAATAGTGTACATATTCCACTGCAAAACAATAAACGTAAATACTCTAAAGAGAAAATTGATTACTTTGCTGTATGGTGCGAGTTTTTTAGCGGCTGGTTTATTTTTAAAAATAATGGAGAAATGCAATCAATTAGGGTATCATTAACAGGTAAGAATAAAAAATATTTTAATAACTTTGCATTTGAATAGAATTTTTTCGTTCATAGTTTGTTTGATTTGAAAGGCGCTTCCTACTAGGTGGCGCTTTTTTTTTATCTTTGCTTTAAATAATAAAATATGAAAATTAAAATTATTAAAGATGTCTATTCTGGTACTGGATGGCGTAAAGAAGGTGAGATAGTTGCGCTAGAAACAAAAGTAGCTAGACACTACATTCAAAAGGGTATAGGTATAGAATATAAAGAAGAGAAGGTAGCTAAAGAAACTAAAGAAGCTAAAACTCCAAAAAAAAGAATCACTAAATCTAAGAAATAATGCCTCAAGCTAAAATAACAGCTACTACTGGATCAGAGATAGTTACTGTATCTGATGCTAAAAACTTTATCAGAATAGATACTAGCGATGATGATACGCTGCTAGGCAATATGATTACACAGGCACGAATATGGTGCGAGAATTATATAGGTAAAGACATTGTAGCAAAAACCAGAAAATATTATTTAGAGAAAGCTAGCAGCAGGTTTGAAATACCATTTTCACCTATCGCCAGCATTTCATCAGTAACAGTTGATGGAGTTAGTTCTAGCTTTACTACTTATGGTATAAATGAAGATGTTATTGAACTAAATAATTTAGGCACAAATAAAGAGATTATAGTTACTTACACTACAGCTGGTTTAGATGATGCGCTTTTGCAGCAAGCTATTTTGCAGTTTGTTTCTAGTATATATGATAATAGAGCTGATTTTATAGTAATGCAGGGAGTTTCTTTTGTTGAAATACCTACTAATGTAGAGCATATTTTAGCTCCATATAAAAATGCTTTTATTTAATGGATGCAGGAAAATTAGATACTAGAGTAGAAATTAAAACTCTAAGTAAAACAGCTGATGGTTTTGGTGGGTTTACGTCTACATCTAGCGTAGCTGCAACAATATGGGCATATGTTAGAGAGGTAAAAGGAGACATACAAACTAATGAATATACAAGAGGCAGATATTTAGATATTGATATTATTATAAGAGATAAAACTTTTGACTCTAATAGTATAAATGAATCTACTATTTTAAAGATACAAAGTAAAGCTGGAGATTATAGAATTACTGGAATTTTTGAAGGGTTTAAAAATAAATTTGTTAAAATATCAGCAACAAAAAGAGATTAAATGCAGCTAAATAAAAAAGATTTAAAAAGGTTACAATTTCGCTTTGAAAAATTAAAAAGCATAGATAAAAATGTCTTATCTAGTGAAATAGGAAAAGGCGCTTTATTTATGGCTAGAGATATTAAAAAAGATGCGCCAGTTGATACTGGTAATCTAAAACAAAACATAAAAGCAGTAGTAAATAATAAAAAAGCAGAAATAAAATCTGATGCGCCTTATTCTGGTTTTGTAGAATTTGGCGGAGGTAAACCTAGGGGAGTAGGAGTTATTCCTTTTTTTTACCCTAATGTCAATAAAGGAATTAGGAAAATGATTGACAGTATAGATAAGAGAATTAAAAAATTACTAAATGAATGAAGCTATACATTTTATTAGGCAGAAGATTATAACACTTCTAACTGGCGCAATTACAGTAGACAGCAGTCAAGTACCTGTCTACAATAAAGTTCCGCAAAACGCTTCAGAGCCATTTATAAAGGTGTATTCTGTAGACACTGAGGAGATAGATGAAAATCAAACTTCATTTAATATTATTTGTACTACCAGGATTGATGTAGTTACTTCTTTTGTAGGAGATACTGGAGGCGAATTACAAGCAAACCAAATAGCTTCAAGTGTAGTAAATATAATTAGGACTAGATCTAGCGGTTATTTTGATCTAAGCGCTAATAATTTTAATGTTTATACCAGTACTATAGATAAGATCAGATACCTGGAGGATGTAGACCAGGATAAAACATTTTATAAAGCGATAATAACGCTTGAAAATAGGGTACAAAAAACATCATAAATAAATTAAAATGAGATATATAAGCAAACATATAAGCTGGGGGGAGGCGATAAGGTCAGCGACAGCAAAGAAAAAAGAAATAGAAAATATTCCAGATGAATCGGCTATACAAAATATGAAAAAACTAGCAAAAAATATTTTTGAGCCACTTAGAGAATGGGCAGCAGAGCCAATAAAAGTAAATAGTTTTTATAGATCGCCAGAGCTTTGTGAAGCTATAGGATCTAAATCTACAAGCCAGCACACTGCAGGTCAAGCTATTGATATTGATGCTATGGGTGATAAAGCTAATGCAGATCTATTTCACTATGTAAAAGATAATTTAGATTTTGACCAGCTTATTTGGGAGCATGGGGATGATGATGAGCCAAACTGGATTCATGTTTCTTATGTAGGAATTAATGGTAATAGAAATAGAGTATTAAGAGCTGTAAAGAAAGGTAAAAAAACCACATACGAGTTATATGCTTAAAATGTTATTATCACTTATAGGGAAAAGTGACTCTGGTCGATCTAATATAGGAGGATTAGCTTTAGATATTAGAGAAGCTATTAAAGGCAAAGAGATGGATCCGCAGCGCCTTATAGAGCTGCAGGCAGAGATCAATAAGGTAGAAGCTCAGAGCCGCCACTGGTTTGTTTCTGCTTGGAGACCTTTTATTGGATGGATTTGCGGTTTTGCTTTTGGTTTCCATTACATTGCAATGCCTTTGCTTATAGCTTACACCGATATAAAGCCAGTAGAGTTTGACACAAATTCACTTTTTACTGTTTTAATGGGCATGCTCGGACTTGGAGGTTTAAGAACTTTTGAGAAACTAAAAGACAAAACTAAATAGTGGCTAAAAATATTACATATAATTATAGAAAAAAATCAAAGAAAAAAAGACCTGGCATACACAGTAAAAATGCTAGTAGAACAAAAGGAAGTAAGGGATATAAAAAAAAATATAAAGGACAAGGTAAAAATTAAAAAACTATGGCAACTAAGCAGCTTTATAGTGCAAATCACTATCATAGATTATCATTTGGTGATTTCGGTTTTAGATTATTGGATGAAGATGCTACTACATCTACAGCTGCAGGAGAAAACTTTTGTACCATTCACTGCTTAAAAGATTCGGTTTTAACTTTGACTTCTAACATAAGCTCTGGAGATAGTTCTATAACAAGTTTAGATTTTAAAGAAGGTCATATAATATATGGAGATTTTACCAATGTTTCTATAAGTGGAGGGATTGTTATCTGTTATTTACATCGATAAAATGCCTTTAGGTAATTCAAATAATAATGTAAAAAGGTTTAAGCATATAGCTAAAATAAGAACTATAATAAAAAAATTCACTGATGAGCTTTGGGATTTTAAAAATATAAATTGGGATTCATCAAACTCAGAATGGGATGAGTAAAAATTAGTAAATTTGTAAAAAATAAATTATGGGTACTACGCTCACTGGTAAAAAAATAAAAGATACTTATAAATCGCTAGTAAAAGTGACTGATAATACAGAAGCTGGAACTAGCGCCAAACAGCTATCAGATGGAAATGGTAATGATTTTGGTTTATTTATAGATACAGATGGCGTTGTAGGTATTGGAGCAGGAGCTGCATACTCTTTAGACGTATCATCTAAAAATGATGGAATAGCTTTGCCTACAGGCACTACCGCTAACAGACCTACAGGATCAGCTGGTTTAATAAGGTATAATAGTACTTTATCTAAATTAGAATATTTTGATACAGGGTTCAAACAAATAGCTTCTGAAACGTATGTAAATACCCAGGTCACAAACTTAATAGATTCAGCTCCTGGTGCTTTAGATACTTTAAATGAAATAGCTGCAGCTCTAAATGATGATGCTAATTTTAGCACTACTATAACCAATTTAATAAACGCTAAGCAGGACACTATAACAGGCGCAGCAACCACTATAACTGGAGCTAATCTTACAGCATCTAAAGCGGTTATATCCAATTCCTCTGGAAAAGTAGCAGTAAGCACTACTACTGACACTGAGCTGGGTTATGTTAGTGGAGTTACTTCGGCTATTCAAACTCAAATAAATACTAAACAAGACACTGTAAGCGCTGGAACTGGAATAAGTATAACAGGAGCAACTATAAGCGCAGATTTATCTAATTTAGTAGATACAGGGGCAATTCAAAGCGATGCTGTTACTGCTCCAAAAATTGCTCAGTTTGATGATAATTTAAGCGCTGCAGTAGCTGGAACTGTTTTAATATCAAATGGTACTGATTTTACAGATGTAGCAATGTCTGGAGATGTCACAATAAATTCTAGCGGAGTTACAGCTATAGGATCTGATAAGGTAGATGGCAGTAATATTGCTGATGATTCTATAGATTCAGAGCATTATGTGGATGGATCTGTAGATTTAGCTCACTTATCAGCGGACAGCGTAGATGGAACTAAAATAGCAGATGACAGTATCAACTCAGAGCATTATGCTGCAGCTAGTATAGATGAAGAGCATTTAAATGCTACTAATTCGCCAACTGATAACTATATCTTAAGTTATGATAGTGCTTCTAGCGGTTTTACCTGGATAGAATCTAGCGGAGGCGGTGCTACTACAATAAATGTAGAAACTTTTAATGGAGATGGTTCAGATACTACATTTACATTATCCAATACTATAGTAAATGAAAATAATTTACAGATTTTTATAGATGGAGTTTATCAGTCAAAAAGTAATTATTCTACAAGCGGCACGACTTTGACTTTTAGTACAGCTCCAGCAACTGGAACTGCAAACATTGAAGTCACTCATGCAGTAGCTATAGGAGGTACTCCTAGCATAGAAGTAGATACGTTTAGTGGCGATGGATCAGATACTACGTTTATACTTACAACCGAACCAGCTAATAAAAATAATCTTCAGATCTATATAGATGGAGTTTATCAAACGAAAGCAAATTATTCGACAAGTGGCACGACTTTAACATTTACAACTGCGCCACAAACAGGAACTAATAACATAGAAGTGACTCACATAAAATTATCTTAAATTTGTAAAAAATAAAAAATGGCAATAACTAAAGTAACTGGAGATGTAATAGCGAATAATGCTATAGATCACGACCAATTATCAAACAGATATACAGCAGCAATTGCGGTAACATCAGAAGCAGCAATTACTATTAACACAGAAGATGCAGATGTATTTACTTGGACAGCAGGACACGATACAATAGTAGCTTTTACAAATGTTAAAATAGGTTCTACTTGTACTTTACAGATAACAGGTAGTGGAGGTTCTTTTACTTTAGCACTTGGTAATATAAACGGATCTGCAGGAACATTTAATAAACTAGGAGGAACTTATAGTGATACAGGTTCTGCAAAAAACTTAATAGAATTTAAATTTATATCTACG